CTCCTGGTTTCAAATTGTTTTTTCTTACTGCATAATAAAATCAAGTATCCATAATTTCAGTTTTAGGAATGCAGTGCTATACATTGTTATCACGCGAGAAAAAGTTATAAAAGTATTGAAAATAAAAGGAAAATGTTTTTTTAAAGAGTGAAAATAGGATGTTTTTTCATCCTAATTAGTGCAAAAAATTGTTAAATGCTTTTTTGTATTACATTTAACTTTGCATTTGAAAAGAATAAGATTGTTGAAGAAAAGTTCGAGCCTTTCTATGTTAGAAAAATAATCTCTTTTTGGAGATGCTCTGGCTTGTGAAGTAATTAATATATCTTTTATCTTTTTTCGATAAAAGACAATCCTGCGATAGGATTTATCAGAAAATTGGGTAACAATATCATCTAATATTTTATAATCAAATATCCATTCAAGATTATCTCTTACAATGGAATCTAATTCTCTACATTTAAAATTTTTAAAATTACTTTTTAAGATATTTATAGAATTTTCTAACTCTGCAATAATTATATCAGCAAGAGTTTTTGATATTGTTTTTTGTATACAATCTTTAATTTCTTGTATTGTTATATATTCTATTGTATTTAATTTAAAAAAATCTTTTATAATCTTCTTACTCAGTCTATGTTCTATTCGGAGAATTGCTCCCCTTATTTTTCTAGTATTCTTTTTTTTATTATTTTCATGTCCTTTACTGTAAAGTCTTATTTTCCATCCAGGAAGTGGTTGAAAAATAAATCCTGTTGTAAAGAATTTATTATCAATTGGATTAAAATTATAATATTGTGTTTTATCCAAACCTTCATATTTTCTAGTAAGTCCACGATAGAAGTGGCTTATAATATTATGAAACTTATGGAAATTTCCAATAGTTTCTTGGGTTGTAAATTCAAAATAATCGTATTTTAATTCACTTATTTTAACTTCATAATCTGTTAGTTTATTAATTAATAATAATAAGTCTGTTTCTACCATAATTTTTTGAAGTTCATTATCTAATGGATAAATGTTATCTTCTTCAAAAAATCTAGGATAGGAAAAATCAATTTTTATAGTTGTTATTTTTTTTAGTTTTTTTTCTTCTAATTTTATAAAATTAATATTTTTTTTATCAATTTTATAACTATTCATACTATTAGAAAGACTCTCTGAAAAAGAATGAGGAAAAACTTTTTTAATCTTTTCCCTTACATACAAAATATCAGTTTCAACATCAACAGAGATACAAGCTCTATCTAATCCATACATTTTACAACTTCACTTTGGTACTTTTATTGCAATGTGAGCAATTTATTTCTAAACACTTTTCTTCAAAATAATAAGTAACTTGATTTCTACTAGCAACTTTTATTCTTTTTTCAGTATCTGAATATAAATAATTTCCACAGCTACAATAACTACGACCAATCTCTTTATTGTTTAAATATTTGGTTTTGGACATTCATACCACCTGCCTCTAATATTTTGGTATGTAGTTATTTGATCTTCTCTATATTTTTCAGAAAGTTCTTTGAGACTTTTTTTAAAAGTATTTTTATTATAGAAACAGTACTTTCCAATAATATTAGGACATTCTTTCCCCTCTATAATTATAGTTCCATCTCTTATTTTTATGTAATACCTGTAAGGATCATAAGCATTCATAAAAAAACTCCTTTTAAAAATTAAATTTATTACTTAAATTTATTAAACTAATTCATTTATAATGATAACTTATTTTTTTTAAAAGTCAAGAACTTTTTTTAATAAAAAAATAGGATCTCTTTAAAAAGTCCTATTTTATGCAAGTATAATTATTTTAAAAATTAATTAGAATTATTTTTTTCTATTCCTAAATAGTAATATTACAATTATTATTACTATTGCTATTACTAAAAGAGAACAAGGAAATAAATTAAAAACTTCTTTTATAAAAGTTAGTTTAGCCTTTCCCTGAAACATAGATTTTTTTATTTCTAAAATATCAAAAAACCATGATACTATAGTAAAAAATAGTAATATAAAAATTATAATATTAATACTTTTAAAGTTTTTTAAAGTTGTATAATTAGTATTTTTCAACTTAGGTAGAATATTCATATTTTCTAAAAAATTTATGAGTAAGCATAACATATTTATTAATATAAATCCTACTAATAATATTCCTGTTATTAGTCTGTAAATACTAGTATTATTCAAGTTTTGAAAACTAATATTAGCAAAAACAAAACCTGTAACAAATGTCAATACTATTGTTGCGAAAATTCCAAGGATTGCAATATAATCCTTTTGTGTTTCTTTTAATTTCTTATCTAAATCTTCTTTATAATTTGCTTCAATAGTCTCTTTCATATCTGAATTAGTTTTGAGTGTTAAAGATGTTAATTCTCTTTTTATATTGGAAGAAGTATTATTTATTTGATTAAAATATTTTTCGCTCATTTGTTTCCAATAATTTATTCTTAATATATCCATAGTAATATGGTCATTTAACTTTTCAATTTCTTTTTTACAAGAAAAATTAATTGTTTCAGCATATTCATAAAGTATTCTTATGTTTTCTCCAAGTTGATCAAGAGAAAGAATATCATCTTTTTTTAGAGATTGAGTTGAATCAGTAGACTTTATTTGCATTCCAATGTCAGAATTTAATATCAATGAAGAAATATCAGAATAAAAATGTCTAAAGTCCTTATCATATAATTTATCAAATTTTACTAACAAATTATTAAGATAGTCTTTAGACATTGAAGTTTTCTTTGAAATTTCTATTAGATATTCTTTCAATTTTTCTCTTTTTTCATATTTATTCAACTTTTCACTTTTTTTTGGTTTAGCCATAGGTTTTTATCAACTCCAATGTAATAACCCTATCATTACCTATTCCATCTTTGAAAACTCTATCCCAAGCTCTTCCTTTTTGATGAGTTTCATCAACTAAATCCCATGGTTTTTGTTCAGAACGAGTATCTATTTCATCTAATAGAAAATTTTCTAAAAAGAAATCAGGATTTGGATCATATTCAGTTGGAATTATTCTCAATGAAGAATAAGTAGAAAAAGTATAATAAACTTCCCTTACTACTGGACCAAATTGCCAAGCTACAATTTTTTCTTGGAATAGAGGTACTCCATTTTTTTTTAAGTAAGCTCTTTGTAAAAAATACAACATTTTTTGTAATTGTAAGTTACTTATAGGAAATCCTCTGTCCGCACATCTTCTTACTATAAACCAAGCTAATTGTACTACATTCAACATTTTTGTACCTCCTTTTGTCCTTTTTATTAAAGCATACTATATAGTAACACATATAATAAAAAAATTCAATGAAAATAAAAAATGTTAAAAGAATTATATATTTTTTTCTTGTTTAATTTCTAATAATTCTATATACTCCCTTGCTTTTTCTTTATTTTCAGCAGATAGATTTGTAATATTAACAGTTTCTCTATTATTTCTTGCTCTTTCAGCAGTTTTTACAAGCTCTATAAAATCATAGATCTTTCTTTTCCCCTCTTCTGATACTTCTGAAATGTTTGTAGTATCCGTTATTGCTTCTGATTGAATACCATATTTTTCAAATTTTTTTTGTAAAAAAGAAGGTAGGTTCATTTCTCTTTCAGATTTCAATAAATCTATAAAGTCATCTTTAGGTAACATAGTTTCAAGTTTATCAAGCATTTGTTCAGAGAGCTTTTTCCTACCAACATCTATAGCAGACATAGTCACAGCCGATATTCCTAATTTTTCAGCCATCATTGCAGCAGTCATTTCTCTACTTTTTCTAAATTCTTTTAAAATTTCACTAGTTGTTCTCATCCTAACTCCTTTCTTTTTAGTTGGATTAAATAATTAACTAATAACTTTATTTTAATAACTTAGTATATCACTAAAAAAAATACTTGACAACTTTTAATTTTGTATTATAGTATTAATTAAATAGTTTATAAATTTTAATATTTTAATTTAATTGTTTTAAAAATTATTCAAAAGTTAATAAAATTAATTAAAATTACTAACTATATTTATTTTATAAAGGGGGAAACACCATGGATATTAATCTTATTAATTTTTTGGAAGAGCTGGAAACAAAAGGACTATTTAAATCAAAAGCAGGGGAAATTGATGAAAAATTTAAAAAATTTATAAATAGTCTAAAAATTTCTATTGAAGAAAAGCAAGAACTAGAAACTATTTTTAATGAAGCTATTGAAACCTCAAAAAATGAATTTTTAGAAATTGGCTTTCTCTATGGTAAGGAAAGATAAAGGATATAAGGAGAGTTTATGAACGAATTGATAAAAGTAGAAGTTAAGAATGTGGATGGAATATTGGTTACAACAAGTAATAAAGTAGCTGAAGAATTAGGAGTAAATCATAAAGATTTATTGGAAAAAATTGACGGATATATAAGTAAATTTAGTAGAGCGGAACTTTCCGCCCAATTCTATATCCCTCATAATTACAAGGCTTTAAACGGAAAAAGTAATAGAAACTATTTAATAACTAAAAAGGGTGTAGCACAGCTTATAGGCGGATATAATGCGGCAGTTGAAAAAGCATTTGAACTAAATGTAAGTTATATTAATGAATTTGAAAGAATGGAAAATTATTTAAAGAATGAGTTTAAGGTTCCAAGTACATTTTCAGAGGCATTAAGATTAGCTGCTGAGCAACAAGAAATGATAGAAGTTTTAGAAAATAAGATACAAGAAGATAAGCCAAAAGTAGAGTTTTACAATGATGTTACCGATAGCAAACATACTTGTGATATGCAGACTGTTGCAAAAGTGTTAAATTTCAGAGGAGTTGGAAGAAATACATTATTTGAAATTTTAAGAAATGAAAATATCTTACAGCCTGATAATAAGCCTTATCAAAAGTTTGTTGATGCTGGTTGGTTTAGATTAATTGAAACTAAATACAATGATGAAATGAGTGGAGAATTAAGAATATATTTTAAAACAGTAGTTTTCCAAAAAGGAATAGAAAAGATTTCTAATATTTTAAAACAACTTGGATATTCTCAATTAGAAAAATAAAAAAATATGGCTCGTATACTTCCGAGCCATTGACATAAGGTTATCCTCCATAAGAATGTTTGCAAGGTTTGTAACCTTTAGCTTCTGCTTCTTTCCTTTCAATTGGAATAATCTTCTTTGCTCTTACTAAACCTTTACAAGTTTTAGTAGCATGGTACTTCTTTCCAGTTGGTGTAATATACACAATTTCAGCAAAAGAAATTACAGTTAAAAGCAGAAAAAAAGTTAATATAAGTTTTTTCATAGTTCCCCTTTAATAAATAATTAATTTTTGAATTGTATGGTTCATAGATTTTTCCTACCCCCTCAATTTTTTTGATTTATGAACTGTACTATTGAAAAATTAAAAATAAATGAGGTGAGAAAATGAAGAAAAAAAATAAATTTTTAAAGCTAAAAAAGAACAATGAAATTCCTACTAATGATATAAAAATCTCAGTGGAAAGAACACATTCAGTTCCTTCTATTGAGATTAATGGACAAAAGATAGTGGGAATTCAAAGTTTTAAAATAGACTATCAATTAAATGAAAATGGAAAAATAGAAGAACATTTAATTTTAGATATTGGTCGTATCTCATCTTTGAAAATAATTAGTAATCATTGATGAAACAACATTAACTGCTATTTGTTTTAAAGCATCAAGTGAAGATATTCCAGTTTTTTTAGCAATATCTTTTGTTTTACTCCAAACATCTTCATTTCTGATGTCAGCAAGAAGTAAATGTCCTTGTGCTGTTAAATCTTCAATTTTATAAATATCTTTTAGATCATTAAGTTTTATAAAATCCATTTCAGCAGCTAGTTCAACATGATAAATTAATTTTTTCATATCATATTGATAAATATATGGATACTTTTCTTTTGGTAAAGGTTCTGGATCTTCCATTTTACAGGTATCAAAATTTAAACGAGGTAAAGGAATAATAACAAACCTTTCTTCTGTTTGAAGTAGTATATCTCTAATGCAATCAGGATCCATTTTCATAATAAACACCTTCTTTAAATATTTTTGTATTATTAAATATTATTTTACTAAAAATTGAAGAAATTGTTCACTTGCAACAGAGGATAGTGTATTAACTACTACATCTTTTGCTAAATCACCAGTTTTATTTAATAATAATTTAAAAAAGTTTGCCACAGGTGATTTTAAATCGAAATTATTTTTTACTAATTCTTCTGTAGCACTATAGATTTTATTTTGAAGTTTTGTTTTATTTTCTAATGCTATTGAAAGTGTTTCCTTATATACATTTAAAAATTCTTCTGTCCAAGGATATGGTTTCCCACAATTATGACAGTATTTTGGAATGTAACTAGTAGGAATCCTATACTCTTTTTCATAATATCTTTGATTAAAAAAATCTGTATTGTATAGATCTATTTCTTTTTTTACTTTTAAAGTACCTCCTTGAATTATTGAATTGCAATTAGGACAGGCATCAATTATTTCAGAACCACAGTCTTGACAAAATTTATTTAAACATTTTTCATTTGATTTTAGTATAGATTCTTGTAAATGACCTTTTTTACAAATTGCAGATTTTAATATAAAAATTTTTTCTTCTTTATCTGGATACATAACTTTTTACCCCCTCAAATAAAAAATAATTAATCTTTGAATAGCATGATTCACAAACTGCTTCTCCAAGTATTAATTGCTTGTGGATTATGCTATTGAAAGATTATAAAAAGTGAGGTGAAAAAAATGAAAATTTTAATATTTTTTACTTGTATATTAATGCTTAATTTATCTATATTTTTTATAACATTAATAATAAAAAATATGCAAGATATAAAGCAAAAAGAATGTGATGGTTATTCTACATTTGGATTTCCAACTAATGAAGAAAAACCTAGAAAATATAATTTTTTAAAATTCTTAAAATTTTGGAACTATCTTTAAAAAATAGTTAGTTGCAACTAAATTATTTTATATTAATCATGGTTTAATAAAATTCTAAATATAACTAAATTATCTTTTATACCTTCAAAGAAGTAGTATGGTTCATAAGCAACTTTCCCCAAAGTTCTTTATGACTTATGGACTGTACTACTGAAAAATTAAAAACAAAGGAGTGATTTAAATGGAACAATTATTTCAGAACAACGATTTTATCAAATTAAACAAAAAATTAAAAAATCAATTATGGAATTTAACAATTTCTGATGAGACTTTCTTTGATGATATTAAGCAATGTTCAAAAGCTCTTCATCATTTGAGAAAGATTGGAAATTCTAACTATCCAGAAGAGAACTATATTTTGGTAACAAGTTTAATTATAAAAATCAATACAACTGAAAATTTAAGTTTTAGTGAAATAAATGAACTCTTAATTGCAATTTTAAATTTAAGAGAATTACCTGAAATAGTTATTTAATATTCTTATAGAATTTTCATAACTTCCAGTTTCTTCAAGATTATAAGTGGAGATATAGTTATTATCTTCATCATAAAATACTTCAGTATCTATGTTTCCACTTATACTTGAACCCAATCTTAACTCATCTAAAGATTCTAAAATATAATAATCTACTTGATTGTGACAAATAATATAAAAATCTGTCCCTAAATGACGACCTATTACAGTAAATTTCATAATAACCCCCTCAAATAAAAAATAATTAATCTTTGAATAGCATGGTTCACAAACTGCTTCCCCAAGCATTCATTGCTTGTGGACTGTGCTATTGAAAGATTAAACTATTCTTGGGTTTCATCTGGAATATATTCAATTATATCTTTGATTTGACACTTGAAGAAATCACATAATTTTACAACGATTTCAAAGCTAACTGTTTCTAGTCGTTGTCCATTATAAATTTTTCTTAGGGTTTCTCTACTAATATCAACTTTTCTTGAAAGTTCAGCAACACTTTTTATTTTGTTGTCAAGCATAGTATGACCCAAATTAGATTTTAGCATATTATATTCCTCCTTACTTATATAAAATTTTATTGTTGCTATGCTTAGTATAGCATATAAATAAAATTATTAAAATTATTTTTTGCATATTATAATTTGCAAAAAGTTCTTGACAATGTGTTTTATAATATGTTATAACAATGCTATAAGATGTAATAAACAAATTACAATTAATTATTTACATTTTATAATAAGTTATAAAATTTTTAAAAATTATTTTAGGAGGAGAAAAAATACGGAGAATAAGAAAATAGTTAAATTTATTGAAGCATTAAAAGAAAAAGGCTATATAAATACAAATTCTAACACTAATATTGAAAATACTATAAAAAAAATCAGTTGTTTGGAAGAAAAATTAACTGATGAAGAATTTGAAGAACTTCAAAAATTATTTTTTATAGTAATTGAAAATATAAAAGATGAATACTTTGAATTGGGAATGATAGCTGGAAAAGTAATGCAAGATGAATAAGAGCAAAAGAAAAAAGGGC